CAAGAAGGCCGAACAGCAGGCGCTGCTGGACTGGCTGGAGGCCCGCCGCGTCTGGGTCGAAAGCAAGCGCCAGGAAGCTGAGCGGATCGCGCTGGAGCAGGACGAGGAAGACGTGATCATCCTGCTTCTGGCCGCGTAGGCCGATCGACAATTGAGAACACCAAGGCTCGCCCTGAACGGCGGGCCTTTTTCGTAGCCGCAGCCGGGCTCAATCGGGCGCACGACCGCCGCCGGGTCTTCATCGGGCGTTTGGAGCCGACAACGTGAAAGACGGAGAGACAGACTTCCTTGATGAGTTCGAAGCTCAGGAGCCTGCGCAAACGCAGACACCGGAGCCTCAGAGCGAGCAGTCGAAAGACCTGTCTCGCGATGACAAGGGACGCTTTGCCCCCAAGGCAGGCGACCCGGTCGATCAAGTCGCAATGGGCGGTAAACAGGAGGAACCGGCGCCGCCAGCCGGTCGAGAGGAAGAGTTTATCCCGAAGTCCGTGGTCATCGCACTGCGCAAGGAACTGCAAGCGCTGAAAGCTGGCAAGACAGCCGAGCCCTCGCAACAATCCTCGCCGCAGCAACAATCGCAACCGACCCCGAAAAGCCCGGAGTTCGCACCTCCGCAGGTTGATTGGGAGCAAGACCCCCAGCACTACGTCCAGGCCCAGATCCACTCGATGAGGATGGAGCAGTCGAAGTTCTTCGCTGTTTCACAGTCATCCGAGCAGGAAGTAGCCGAGGCGTGGCAATCGTTTGACACGGCCTGCAACACAGACCCTGCGCTATCCGCATACTCCGAGACCCTGATCAACCATCCTCATCCGATGGGTGAAGTCCTCAAATGGCACCGCAAGCAGCAACAGCTTCGGACGCTTGAAGAGGTCGGCGGGATCGACAAGTACCGTGAGCGCGTCATCGCGGAGTATCTGGCATCGCAGGGGCAACAGCCCGCAGCGACCGGCATCCCGCAACGTCAGACGCAAGCCCGGCCCGATGTTCCGCCTTCACTGGCGAACGGCGGCGCGGGCGTGGTCACAGCTCCTGAGACACTGAGCGAGGACGACGACTTCAACGGCTTTTTCGCGGAGCGCAAATCCCGAAAACGCTAGGAGCACTTAAATGTCGTATACCACGACAGCAACTGAGAACACCCTCAAGAAATGGGAGCGCGAATACTTCAAGGAGTATGTGCGCGAGTCCGGCTTCAAGCCCTACATGGGAACCGGCTCGACCAATCCCTTCGTCGTCAAGAAGCAGCTCATCGAAGGCGGTCAGGTCATCTCGATCCCGCTCGTCTATGCGCTCACCGGTGACGGCACCGGCACGTCAACGCTGGTCGGTCAGGAAGAAAGCCTCGTCAATCGCGGCTATGACCTGAAGCCGTACTGGCATCGTCACGCTGTGGCGATGAAGAAGTCCGAGAAACAGAACTCCACGATCGACCTCGCACAAGCGGCGCGGGACAATCTGAAGACCTGGGACATGGACGAGATGCGCGATGCGATCATCAACTCGATGTCGTCCGTGGTCGAGGCTTCCGGTTCGTACAACGAACTGCTGGGCCATCCGAAGGAGGTCTACTTCTCCGAGGCGACGACTGCCCAGAAGAACACATGGGCGGCGGCGAACGCGACCCGCATCGTTCCCGGCGCCACGCTGAACAACTACAGCGCGACGTTTGCGACGATGGCTGCGAACCTCGACACGACCAACGACACGCTGACGGTCGAGAAGGTCCAGCTCATGAAGCGGACGGCGAAGAAGCGGGACCGGACCACGGGTCAGGCTTCGGTTCGTCCGATCCGCACGGGCGATCAGGGGCGCGAATACTACGTCTGCTTCGCGCACTCGCTGGCCTTCCGTGATCTCCAGCAGGACATGGAAACCATCAACCTCGATGGCCGTCCGCGCAACATCGATGACAACCCCGTATTCCAGGATGGCGACCTCCTGGTGGACGGGGTCGTGATCCGCGAAATCCCTGAGATGGCGACCTACGGCACGATCGGCGCGTCCTCCGCGACGGTTGTTCCGGCTTACTTCTGCGGGGCGCAGGCTCTGGGCATCGCCTGGGGTCAGATGCCGCGCGTCACACGCCGGAAGGAAGACGACTACGAGTTCATCGACGGCGTCGGAACGGAGAGCCTCTGGTCTGTAGAGAAGCTCCGCTACATCCCGCCGGGCGGTTCGTCTGCCGTCGATTACGGCATGATCACCGGCCTGTTCGCCACAGCCGCTGACTAACAGGAGCAAACACACATGCCTGCCTATCAAGCTACTGAGTTCTCTGCTCCGGTGGTGCATTACCTGCGCCGCAACATCAGCGAGGCGGACGAGGGCGGTGGGTCATTGACGCTTGGCGTCATGCCCGCTGGTTCCATCGTTGTCGGCGCTGGCGTCATCGTCGGCACCGCCTTCAACGGCACGTCACCGATCCTCCAGATCGGTACGTCTGGCGACACGGACGGCTTTGCCACCAACCTTGCGTTGGGAACGATCGGCAACATCGTCTGGGACGAACTTGCGACGTCGAACGATCTCTACTCGACGTCAGAGGTCACGGTCGTCTGTGTCGTGTCAGCGACGGGCAACGACAGCACCGCTGGTTACGGCGTTGCCTACGTCTCGTTCATCCCGAACAACGGGAATGGCCGCACTTCGTAACGACTGACTGAGGATGGCGGGGGCTTCGGCTCCCGCCATTCGCACTTGAGGAGATGAGCATGGCTCAGATCAAGGTTCCGCAGGCGTTCGTCTACATGGCGAAAATCCCTGCGACGAAGAAGATCAAGAACATCGTGTTCCGGCATGGGGTTCCCGTGACCGTGCATGACCCGAAGATCGTGCGCCTGCTGGCGCTTCTGCCGTACATGAAGACCGCCGAGATCGAGGAGCAGCCCGAGGTTGTGGCCGCTCCCAAGCAGGCGACGACTGAAATCACTGCCGACTGGCGCAAGGCGCATCACAAGCGCCGGATGGCATGGGCGCGTCAGATCACGGGCGGCGAGGTCACGACCGCGACCGAGGCGAACCGCATCATTGCAGCGCACCGCGGCGAGCCTGACGTTGAGCCGGTTGCAGTAGCGCAAGCTGAGGCTGCCTGATCGTGGCTGACGCGACACTTGCCCAGACGCGCAACCGCGTCCTCGAAAAGCTGTACGTCCTTATTGCGGGCGAGACAGCCGAGGCCGAGGATACGGAGATCGTTGAGCGGGTGATTGCGTCGGTGAATGAAGACCTGCGCGAGAATGAAATCTGCTACTGGTCGGACAGCGCAACCCCGCAGCATCTGCTTGAGCATCTGGCCGCGCTTTACGCCTGCTCGCTCGCGAACGACTACATGGACGCGAACGAGGCTGCGGCATTTGTCCAGGCGAACGAGGCGAAGGCCATGTTCAAGATCCGCGAACTGACGGCCAACGTGAAGCGCATCGCGACCCCGAGCAAAGGCACGTATTTCTGATGCGTGTTCCGATGGCGATGTCGGCAGCGTCGGTCCTGGTGACGGGACTGGCGGAAAAGCGCTGCTTCAACGTGTACCCGGAGCCCAATCCGAACGATCCGCAGCGGCCTATGGCGCTGATGGAGACGCCGGGCTCGCTCCAGCGCAATGACTTCGCCGGCGCATGTCGCGGTACGTGGCAGGCTGACGGACACGCTGACGGCAAGGTGCTGATCGGGCAGGGGACGACGCTCTCGACGTTCGACCCGGCGACGAACACGGCAGGCAGCCTGACGGGCAGCATTGCGGGGACGGATCGGGGCGATTGCGCCTTCACCGAAACCGAGGCGATGTTCCTGTTCAACGGCCAGCCCTACATATCGGACGGGACGTATATCAGGCGGGCATCGGACGGCGTGACGGTTGATCCGAACCTCGCGATTGGCTCGACGCCTGCCAATGTGGCGACGGGCGCGTTCAGCTACTCGATCGATGGAACGGTCTATTCAAAGACTGCGGTTGCAGCAGGTACGGCGCCGGGCAACGATGTGGTGCCGATCAACCTGTTCGGGGCGGTTGCGCTGGACATTGACGCTGCCGGGACCATCACGGCGATCGAAGCGCCGGCCAACGCCACGGGCTATGCGAGCGCATCACTGGCGGCTGCGGCCTTGCCCACATGCCTGACGACGCGGGTTCGCATTGGGTACGTCACAGCCAAGAAATCAGATGGCGCGTTCACGTTCGGCACCACGGCGCTCAATGCGGCCAACACGACGGTTGCTTATACGGATAGCGCGGTAAACACGGGCTACACTGATCTCCTGGCGGATCATGGCGAGACGGCCTTCACCAGCGTTGCGGCGCTCGGGCAAAGGTTCCTGCTGACCTACGGCTCACGGTTCTGCTTCACGGACGTTCTGGACGGGTTTGCGACGACGTCTCTCAGCTACTACACGGCGGAAAGCTCGCCGGATGAGCTGATCGCCGGGCGCGTGATCAGCAATGTCTACTACCTGTTCGGCACCCGCACGATTGAGCCGTGGGTCCAGACGGGTGACGCAGACGATCCGTTCTCGGTGCAGGAAGGCATGATCCAGCAGACGGGCTGCGCCTGCCGGGACAGCATCATCGAGACGGACAACACGCTTTTCTTCGTGGATGATTCATACAACGCCTGCCGGCTTGCCTCTGGCTCCTCGGCCATCATCAACGCGGAAGACCCGTGGGTGTCGGACAGGCTGCGTGAGGCTGGGGACGCTGATATCATCGGGCTGACCTATTCGGATCGGGCGCATACCTTCATCGGCTTCCGCACCTCTGACGACTGCATGTTCTATGACGCGCTGACGAACCAGTGGCACACGCG